CTTTCGATGAAGATAAAGCTAAAGAGATTACTAATGATTTGCAACATTGTAAAATGGTTGCAGATAATAATAGTACTTTCTGGGGAGGCATTGTTTTCTGGGTAGAAAGTCCTACTGCTGATACGCAACATGAATCTATATATAGAAAATGTTTAATTAATCGAGGACACTCGGTATTGAACTAGAAAGGAATATATGGATAAAAGAGAAAAAGCCTATCTATTGCTTGATGGTATGATTAATAAACTGAAAATGAAAAAGAAACATTCTTCAGAAAGAAATCAGTTGTTAAGAAATGCGATAGGTCTTAAGTTTAAATTAATTAGACTTGAGAAAAATATAACTGCAGAAGCAGTTGTTCAAGACAATAAAGAAGTGTTAAGTGATGTTCATAGTTTATATAAATTTGAACAAGGTACTTTTCATTTTGGTAAATTATATGCGTTAGCAAATTATTATAAAGTTGATGCAAATGATTTATTTAAACTATAACTAGAGAGGTAACTATGTGGAAAAAATATCCACTTAAATACAAAGAAGAAACGATAGTTAGTTTTAATGAGGACGAACATAGATATTTTGTAAATGGCAAAGAAGTAAAGTCTGCCACTACAATAATTGATCGTGGTCTTATTAAACCAAGACTATTAAATTGGATGATAACTACACCTATGTATAAGTTTAAGGATTTAATTAATTCTAAACTTGACAATAATGAGCCTATTGATCGTGCTACTTTAGAAAGAATTTTTAAAGAAGCTAGGTCAAAAACTCAAAATATGAAAGAGGACGGAGCATTAATAGGAAGTGTAGTACATGGTCTTATTGAAGACTTTATCCATAAAAAAAAGATTCCTACTCAATCTGATCCAAAAGTTGTTAACTGTTGGAATATGTTTTTAGATTGGTGGAATGAACAAGGTTATGAAGTTGTAGAGATTGAAAAAAAACTTTACAGCAAAAAATATAACTTTGTAGGTACTCTTGATCTTATTGTAAAAGATAAATCAGGAAAACTTGTTTTGATTGATATTAAAACAAGTAATTTTATATCGTTTGGTTATGTATTGCAAGCAAACGCATATAAATTTGCATATGAGGAAGAAACAGGTAATAAAATATCTAGTGCTTTCTGTTTAAGATTAGGAAAGACAGATAAAAAACCTGAGATTGCTCCTATGCCTATTAACAAAAAAATGTTCAATGCTTTTCTAGGTGCAAAGTATATAACAGAGCAAATGGAAGAGAGTGAATATAAATAATAACAAAGGAGAATCTGATGGCATATAATAGACCACAGTACAACAAAGGAAGCTACCCAAAGAAAAGTTACAATGGTAACACTAGCGGTAGTAATGGCGGAACTGCTAAACTTATCTCTACAAAAAAAGATAAGTTAATTTTAGCGGTTGAACTCAATAATCAAAATTTAGTTTTAAAAGGTTATTGGGATAATAGGATAAGTGGATTTAAACTTTTTCCTTATTACGATAAGTCTAAAAGTAATCCACAATTCAATCAGCCAAAACAACCTCGTAATGATATGGACGATCAGTTGCCACAATCTGAACAAGAATGGAGTCAGGGTGATGCTACTGAATTTAATCCAGAAGAATACGAACATCAGTTGGGTGATTAATGGTAAGTTCTAATATTGATGCTCTTACTTTCGATAGGCAACAGATAAATCAAACTTTAGATAAAAGGTCTAAAGAGTTTACTGATGCTTACGATGTACTTGTCGAACTTGAAGATGATGTTAAGTTGCATTATGCAAAACTTTTTATCAGCTTTAAAGAAGACGTAGTAAAAAGATCAGCAGAAGAAATAAAACATCTTATTACTACTGATGATATGATGAGAGAGTTAGTAGCAGAACTTAACCAAGCTAAAAAAACCCATATGAAAGCTAAAACCGAATGGGATAAACTTAAAACTAAAATTATGCTTTTACAAAGTGAGTTAAAGCAAAATTTAGAGTTTAATTCTATGGGTCAATAATGGTCGGAGGTGTGGCGAGAAATCGCCACATCAATGTCTAACTATATCTAATCCGTCTAAATTACTTTCTTCAGTAATCACTTCATAATCATAGTTATAATCAATAACTTTCACATCTTCATATTTTGTAATTTCATGTATCGTACTATTAATTTTTGGAAAAGTTGGTCGTAGATCAATAAATCTTAAACATATAAAATGTCCGTAAGGACTATATCTAGATTCTAATTGTAATTCTAAATTTGTTATTACTGCGTCTACAAGCATTAATCATAATACTACTTCTTTCGCATTATGTCAGCACCTTTAAGACCATAGATCGCACTAACTACTCCAATAAAAATTGCTTGATACCAGTACGGAAGCTGATTGAAATATTCAAAAAATAAATCTAGTTTATTACGTATGTCCACATCGTCAGTGAAAATAGAATAACCCAATATAAGAATAGGAATGGATATAAGAATGAGAACAAATTCATCTTTATAACCATTATCATTACTCTCAATAATTTTCGCTTTATATTCAATATCACCTTTCGCCATCTTTTCAGCATGTAACATCTGTGCGTCAGACATTAGCTGTTTAGTACGTTGTTTGTTTTGATAAATCTTTGCTCCTGTCTTTACACCTAAACTTAATAAATTCAACCACATAATTATTTCTCCTGTATTTTTTCTTTTAACATATCTATAACATGCTTTGCTTTATCTAAATCTTTTATTTGATCTTTTATAGATTTGTGTTTTAAATTATATCTTGATATGTATTTGACTACTTTTGTTTGACAAGCATTAAGATTATTATCCATAGCATAGTCTAAAGGTTGAATTTTTAGCTTCTTATACCAATCTCCACCCACTTGCTCGGAAAATGCAGAATCATCGCTCTGCGTGGCTCTATGGCTCTTTAAAAGGGTATTTTTTAGCTTATTAGACTTACTCATACTAGTTTTTTAATCCAATCGCCTTTATCGTTTAAAACCATTGGAAGTAATCTTGGTACACCATTTAAAATGATAGCACAACCCAAAATAAACCTAGTCTTAAAATTTTTTGCGTAATTAAAAGCCATACTTTTTTGGTTGATTAAACAACCCACATTCATAGCAAAAAACAAGTTGTCAGGGTTTGCCCAATAGCTGATTAAAAATTTCGTATGATAATGCCCTTGCACAGCAGACATACCCATTGTTTGCGATACCTTTAAAATATCAGCACTACGACCATGCGTAAAAAAACATCTTTGTCCATTTGACATTGTGAGTGTTAGATCATCAACCCATTTCCATTTTCTAGTTCCAAGAAAATCTCCGTAAGGTTTCAAAAATGCTTTTGACATTCCATATTTTAATGCTCGTCTGTAAACTAAACTACTATGATTAGAATCTACTTCTGTAACTTCTGGATAAATATCTTCTAATTGTTTTATGTATTCTTTTGATTTATCTAGTTCGTGTCCAGCAGAATATAAATCTGGGTCATGCGTGTGCATATTTATTGCATGAAAGTCTAAAAGATCACCAATATTGACTACATAGTCTGGTTTAAATTCTTTTTTTATTTCTTTAAGGAAAGTTATCGCATCACGATGTTGATATGGCAAATGCATATCGCTGATTATCAAAATTCTTTTGTAACCCATACAAGTAGCACTTGTACAACTAATTTGATAAAATGTAAAGTAATTGACCTAAAACTAAAATTCCAACAGCACCTAGACCATATAAAATACGATCTATGTCTTTCTTCATATGGTGTAAATGATTTTTAATTACTAAATCTAATTTTTGATTTACTAATTTAATCTTACCATCTAATTCTACAAATTTTTCTTTATTAGTTTTCATCTTCTTTTTCTTCTCTTACGTAAATCTGTATCATGTTTTCTTGATCCTCTCAAAAATGAGTTCACACGTCCCATCGACCATGCCGCCATTGAAGTTCTTGGTCTACTGCCACTGCTTAAAAATGCACCTTGTCCACGACGATAAACCTTTTTTAACATTCCTAGTGTAACACCTTTTCTATTCTTTGCTTTGTTTCTTAAAGTTGCTACGACTCTTGCTGATAAAGGTTTTCTTCTTGCCATTATTTAACCCTCGCTCTAAACATTGATGCTGGAATAGTTCCACCTGATTTATAAATCCTAGACATAGATTTTAAAAGACTTGCTCTTGATGATCGTTTTGCTCCTGATAGACCAGCAAGATATTTCTTTGGTAATCCAGTTTTTTTATCTTTTGGAACTTTTCTTCTTTTTCTTTTTTTTGCCACTTCTTCTCCTTTTTCTCATTGGTCTTTTATCCATTAAAACAGATAAAGTAGTCGTTGTTGTATAACCACTCATTTACCTACACTCCTCATTGCTTTGTTATGAGCAGATGAAAAAGTAGCACCTTTTTTTAATGCTCTAGCCATACTTCTCATGTGTTTAAGTGTATGGTGTTTAGCATGACTACGCATAGTTTTTTTTTGTCTAGGTTTTAAATCTTTAATAATGTTTTTAATAGATGCTACTTTAACCATTATCTTCTTTTTTTTCTTTTACCCATTTTACTTTTTTTAGGTTTATTTTTTCTTTTTTTATCTTTTCCGTGTCCATAATGATATGGCATATATCCTCCTATTAATTTGTTAATTTTCCATCAGACCATTTAGCTTCTGGTAATCCATTTGTATAAGATTTTCCGTCAAATGTTAAGACTTGTTTTCTATTTGAACCCTCTACAAATGAACAATGAATCCAACCAGCATTAGGGTCGTCATCTTTCCAAAACTCTAAAATTAATTGATCGAAGTCGCA